CCCAAGGACAGATTGATCAATCCAAGCAGTCCGGCCAAGAGTGCCAAAGTCCCATTGTTGGAGAACCGTATTGTATTTAACATAGCTGTCGTTCTCAGTGGATGAAGCGGATGGATAATACCATGTTATCTCGTTGAATTGGCTGTTTACGCCACAAGCAACTTTATAAAGGTATGACGTATTAATGTTTTGGAATATCACGTCCCACACAGGGCATGGGATAGATTGAGGGCCGGAACCCATCGACATAAAGAACTGCTTTTGCGACATCCAATAGATAGCGCCGTTCAACTGACCCGTGCAGTGCCTTGATATAGCGCCGCAGTTTGAACCAATTTTGTTGAACCCGTAAACGAACGGAGGCCCGATGTATTGCATCGCCCAAAGGTCCAAATCCGTCCATAAAAGACCTTGTTGTGGCCCTTGAATACCCGCAACTATCTTAGAACCCGTTGGGATGCGATAAGACCCTGCCTGATTTGTCGGTGTTGCATTCCATTGAGTAAAGTCCCCAATGTCAGACCAACGGATAAGGAGAGGATCCGGCGATAGCGTAAACGACGATCCATAAGCAATAACTTGGCGCTCAGGCATTGCTACAAAAATACCGCTGTTAACGAGGGGAGCATTGCCGCCAACAATTTGAGCTGTTTGAAGTTGCCCACTTGGATCCCAATAATAAATTGCTCCTCCGGCTGGACAGGCAATAAGATCTTGTCCAAAGTTATCGAGCGTCCAATCAGTTGTTGTAATTGACGTACCGGGTATACTGGGTTGTGTTGTGCCGACGCCAAAGCCGCCTGTTCCATAACCGCCAACGCCAAACCCTGTACCTGCGGGTTGTGGGCCTAAAGCAATATAAAATGTTGATTGAATGTTTCCGCTATTGATATACGCGCTTGCGCCGGAAGTGGCAGTATTTTGCGCCGAAAAAGTAAATACGCTTGTCGATGTAACGGAAGAAACCGTATAAAGCCCCGATAACGTAATACCACCAACCGCTGTTAATACACCAATATAGAATTGATTTCCAACACCGTATCCATGATTGGCTAATGTAACCGTTACAATTTGAGACCCAGATGTTGTGGTAAAATAATAAGAAACGCCAGGGGTATAAGGCGAAGCAAAAGCATTATTGGATGCAAGAATTGAGTAATTAGCGCCGTATTGGATAGTGCCAGAAACCGTTTGCGAGCCCGTAGCCGTGCTTGCAAAAGACACAGACGTTGTGGATGATGCCGTAACAACCCAATTACCGTTATAAGCGGATGGCGTGACGCCGCTTATTGAAATGATTGATCCCACAGGTGGCGCAGCGGATTGCGCCGGAAACGTAATTGTTGCCGTAGTTCCCGTTCCGCTAGCAGTGCTTGTCGCAGCAGTTACAGCAACGGAAGACGAATAAACAGGATAAGGCCCGTTTAAAATCAAGCCACCAACTGCAACGGGCGTGACATAATCAACGTAATCTAATGTTGACGCGATGAGGCCGTAATCAACGACTTGAATGACGTTTGATCCGTTGGTTGCAGTGAAATTAGGCGTTGAATTGGTAACGGTAGTTTGGGGCGTAATGTTGATTAAGTTTCCGCCAGTTAACACATCCAAAGAAGATTCAGCGCCAATGCCAAGATGGTTAATAGCATTAAGATCGGCCCAACCTTTAAGAGCGCGAACTTTTGAATTTATAGCTGAAGTATAATAAGCAATCCAACCGCCAAGTTTTTGTGCCAAACCATAACCGTTACGTTCGGGCAAAAACCGAACAAGTTGAGATGATGAATAAGCTGCTTCATTCAACGCAGGGGTTGTGTTTGTTTCGACGCCGGGCTTCAGCTTGATTGTATTATGAGGCATGGATTACCTCGTTTGGGCAGCAAAAGGAGCAGGTGAATAGGAAGTCCACGCAGCGGATTCAAACTTTTTGCGATTTTCTTCAACCATGGCGCTTTTTAGAAGACCTTGATATTGGCTTTCATACGTCTGCGCCATAGCCGGATCATCGTTTAGGCGACCGAAATTTCGTTGATAAGCCGATATATAGATCATGGATGCCATGATGAACATGTCAGGCAGATAGACCGAGATATAAGTTTGCGTGTTCGTGGCCGAAAGCGGCGCAGAGCGAACTGTTCCTGTCAAGCGAACGGAATAAGTCGAATCCGGTATAGGGCCAACGATCATATTTTGACTCGTTAAACCAGTCGTTGCTGTGTCACCGCCATAAACAGCAAAATATTGCGGAAGTCCTTGCGTTGAACCTGTGCCATATACATTTTGAATAAACTCTTTTCCGACTGGCAGAAGAGCAGAAGAGTTTCCGGAATTATCAATTACTTCAAATGTTTCCATAACGACGAATTGAGAAGTCGGAATGGTTAAAGTTCCATTGCCTTGCGTAAAAGAATAAGATGAATTGCTGATCTGGGTCGAAAGGAAATCAAGATCACGCTGCATCCGCAGTTCGGCATAAGAAATCATTTGAGGCAAAATGATTTGAAAGTTTGTGTCCGTTGTTGGGACAACTGCCATGGTTGCTATCTGCTGGACGTAGGTATTGTAATCCATGACTATCCAACCATTTTTGCAGCAGTTTCTTTTACAAATGCAACCCGGTTGCTCCAGCCATGGCCATCATGAGACCAACCCGGCAAAGATTGCAAAAAGGCAAGCCTATTATCGCAGATTTGCGCGGATAAGTCAATGGGATCGTACGAGTTGACCAGTGATAATGTTCCATCGCCGATGATCCCATCTTGAACCGCACCAACGCAAGCCTGAAGAATTTTCGCGGCTCGGCCATCGCCGGAGTTTACTTCGAAATCGAACAATGCATAATCGACGCCAGAAGGAAGCAAATCCCCTTTGTTTTTGTCCCAGTACAAAGATTTATAAAACGGCATGACAAGTTCGGGTGTGAGGCCACGCATCGTCGCTTCATCGACTTCATGTCCGACGTAAGCCTCCCATGCGCGTTTTGTTACGCCAAGGTTTGTCATTCCACCCGGATCTTGTGGATCGTTAACATAGCCGCCCTCTTCTTTTAAGATAAGAGCGAAACATTTTTCGAAATTTTCTTTCATTGTTTATTCCCCAAAGAGGCAGTGAGCGCATCGGTCTTTTGTTTGGACCCAGCAGAAGAACCAAAATAAAAACCCATGACGCTCGTCCACGCAGTCCCAAGCGTACCGATCAGCATAAGCAATGCTTCACCGCCCGTGGCTGGAAGTCCAAAGTGCAAAATATACGCAATGATACCGAAGAACCCAAGAGTGACGCCCACCGCCAATACCCGTGGAATCCAGTCACGGGTAGCAATTTGCATTTGACGGGCTGAGTCACGGTCTTCTTCCGATATCTTTTCCAGATCGATGTCCAAAGATTTCATTTGAACTTTTAAGTCGGCGTCAATCTTTTTAAGCGCAGCCAACTGATCGCCAGTAGGATTGGCAAGAGCCGACATAATGTCGTCTTCAGTGCCGTTTTCATGGCCAAACAAGGCATTTGATACTGCTTTTACAGCCAATCCTGCCACTGGGCCGCCTAGGGCGGTAGCGATGGTGGGCGCAACTGAACCAATCAATGGTCCAAAAGTCTTTAAAATGTCCATTATTTTCCCTCCGTTACTTTTTCCAAAATACGAACACGAACCGAAATATCGTTAATTTCTTTGGTCAATTCATCCCGAAGTTTGTACCGTGCTTCCGCAGAAATTGGGCTATCTGTTGGAACACCCTGTGCGGTAATTAACATAGGCATTTTACTTTCAAGATCTTGAACCTTGGTATTAAGTGTTGTTATTTGTGACAACAGCCATCCAATAGCCGCAACCAAAATTGGAAACGCCATATTGATAATTTTTCCAAAATCAAAATGGTTTTCTTCCATTATTTCACCGTTAATGTTAGAACGATACCAATTAAAGCGATACCCAAGACCAGAAAGCCAACAATGCTTGCAATCATAATAGCATCCTTGCGATTCTCTTCTTGTTCCTTCAATGCGATAGCCGCCTGACGAGCAGCTTCTTTACGCATTTCAATCACTTGCCGTTGAATGCCTTCCCATGCCGCGGGGCCATATTGTCCAACGAACAAGTTCTTCACTTGAAGCTGCATATCGAGGGCCTTGGCCTTGACGGCGTATATCTTGACCGCTTCTGCCTCAAACTCAGCTTGCGATTGAAACAGCTTCTTCTTGCGCGGCGTCGATGCGATCGTGACAATCTGGCCCACTTTACCAAAAAGGTTGCTCACCTTTTCGGCGGTCTCCATCATATCCTTACCTGCATCGACGGCGGACTTGATTGAGTTATATATTGCGGTTGCGCCAGCAATCAGGGTAAATGGGTCCATGGGGGCCTCAAAATGGCGGCGCTTGCGTTTGGATAACGGGTTTGGAAAGATCATTTACTTGCATGGCAATCTGATTTTCCACGCCAATTATACTTATACTTTGCGCCACCCACGCATACGCCATCGCTTGTGTGATGTCAGCATACGGCACAAATTCAGCTGGGTTAGGCGACCCTAATTGAACTGTGCCAGACATGGATGACGTATATGTGCCGTCAGTCCCCGTGCAAACCCAGTTGATTGCCGTAACCACATTGGTCAGGCCATCAGATGTTGGATTGACAATGAATTGGGGAAACGTCCAAGTAAATTGCATTTTAAGTCCACGTTATTGTTATTTGACCAGCGCCACCAGCTCCAGCTTGACCACCTTCCGCTCCACCCGAGCCAACGGTATAAGTTAAAACGGTTCCTGCCGATGGCCCATTGGAAG